CCCTTAAGATCGAATCCCATCGCAGCTAACTGCGCGCGAGCGTCTCGTGTATCGGAGATTTTTCCTCGTGCTTGGAACCTTACTCCACCTGCACTCAGCTTTCTAAGGCGATCCTGAATCTTATTGTAAATATCAAGAACACTTCTTAACTCGCCTGCCTCATCGACCAGATCATCCTTAGTAATTCCAAGAATATTAAGCGCAAACAACTTCTTACTAAAGCGACCTTTGCCTGTGGTAATCAGACCCTTCGATAATCGCATAACCTTGTTGTTGATGTCCCCGACAAGCTGGAGAAGGCTTCTTCCAAATCCTTTAACATCCATAGCAGCTTCGGCAGCGCTTCTACCAGAAGTCTTAAGAGCCGCAACCAGCGCCATAATCTGTTCTGGTTCCGTCTTCGTGAGGACTGTCTTTTGGATACCTCCAAGACTCGCCATAATGATTTGAAGATCTCTAAACGAAAGATCCGCTCTATTGATTGTGCGGATCATCATATCGGCGTTCTTAGAAATGTTGTTCAGCCCGCCACCCATAGAATTGGCGCTCTGAAGAAGAGTGGTCGCAGACTCTTCCAGAGTCAATGCACCACCCGAAGCAGACGTTAATGAGAGCGCCATCTGTAGGATGGATTCGTTATTGCCCTCGGTAATCTTCTGGGTACTAAGACCTGCTTGCTTTAAGGTCTGAAAAAGACGAGCAACTTCTGTAAAAGTGAACTCTGTTGATCCACTAAGATCAGAGACTTCTTTCTGAATAGCTTTGGATTCCGTCGCAAGATCTTCAGCAAGGCCACTACCAGACCCTTTCTTAAGAAGATCACCGACACGGCCCATCGCAATCTCAATACCAGCGATTGCTGCCTCAGACTCTTTGAACGAGGAAACAGTCTGTTTCCTAAACTTAGAGACTGCCTGTGTCATCTGCGAAGCGCTGGTGTTCACAATGTGAAGACCCGACACAAGGTTACTCATGGCCTGCTGGGTTTCTTTCCCAGACAAGCCAAGGCTGTCTACCGACCCTTTAAAGATCTTAATGCGGTTGTCGAACGCGCGTAAGATCGCCTCAGCATTTCTTGTATCAAGAATAATGCTAAGGTTCAGTCTGCTTGCCGCTGATGGTCTAACCATGTTGGCTCCTATCTCTTCTTAGGACGGTTCGCAGCTTTCTCTTTTTGGACAATCTCCTTATAGAGATCGGCGTATATCTTACGCTTTGAGATAGGAATACTCAAGGTCTCGTCTTCAGACCAGTGCCACCTCTCGGCAAAGGCCACGACAAGGTTGGCTAACCCTTCCGCAACTTCCTTAGCGTGCGCTTTGGCTGCGGCGAGACGTTCTTCTTCCGTTTCGCCGCTGTATCGAAAAAACGACTAATGTCCAAGATCTGCGTAGTCTCGGCTCCACAATACTCACAAGTCATCGTATGATTCAGATCCAATCCTGGAGAATTGTTGATGACCTGCTCAAAAATGTAGTTTCGCTCCGACGAGGAGAGACGACGAGCGTCCTCTTCAATCAGGGAAACAGGATTGCCTCCGACTTCTCGAAGGCACATGGCAATCGTCTTACTCGCGGTCTTCTCGCTTGGGACACCAGCAAGAATCTCTTGTGCCTTCCCATTCAAGAAGAACCAGCGACCAGACGTGCCCTCTTGCCCATCAATCTTAAGAGGCTTCAAGAACTCTACCTCAATAGAGAGGGGTTCTTCTTCAGGCCACTCGTAGACAGGAAGATCATCGATCATCGCCTCGTGCTCGTTACGCTCACCACACTCTTGGCAGTCGTACTCAATGCGCGAGGGCTCAATGTCTTCAGTAGACAGCTTACGGATCTCGAAGAACAGAAAATCTCTGTCGAACGACATCATCTTCTTAAAAAGCTGCGCGGGCAAAAGCTCATTCGAGCTGCCCTTGCGCTTTACGAGTCCCTTGATCTCTTGGACGCAGCGCTGGAGAAGGATCGTTTGAGCCTTGCTCCCGTTGTTGCGAACCTTCTTAGAGGTCAAGTTTTCTTCGTCATAACCGTTCATCTCGGCTATGACAACATCTCGATAGAATGTCCCATCTTGTTCAATTCCAACAGGGAGTCGGACTTCTACTTCTCTCATTGGTTATCCTTTTAATATCGATGTAGTTTTCAATAAGTCGGAATCTGATTAGAGCGCTGGTACGCGACCATTCCCATCATCGTCGTATACGAACTCGTGGAAGCCTTCATGAGCGATCTCAAGACTTTCGATCAGGATCTCATTACCAGTGGCATCAAGATCACCAATCTCACGACTCGCGACAAAGCAGTTCTTAAGAACGAACTTTCTCTGCACCTTGCCATTAGGATCAAGAACCGTAATGGTCACAGTCCGACGATTGTCGAATCCCGGTGCAATATTTCTGCCCATCTCAAAAGAGTCGTTCATCCACTGAACAAGATCTGAATCAGTGGTGAAGCCTCGCTCAAGAGTGATATTCCCAAAGCTGGTCTGTCCTGGGAACTTGCGCATCGTGGTAGCCTCGCCACCCTCGCGATACTCAATAACCTCAACCTCTCGGGTAAGGCCGTTGACCGCGCTAAATCCCATCACGCCAAAGCCTTCGCTGATCGACACCGAATACTTAAAGTTTCTCATCAATGAAGCTGCCATAATGCTTACTCCTCAATGCCTGCGGCGCTCTGCGCCTGCGTAAAGCTAAAGACAATGAACTCCGCTGGACGGAAGAGGCTAATGCCGATCTTACCCCGAACGATACCGTTCTGAACATCAGCAGCCGATGTCGTAGTCTTGTCGATCTGAACAAAGAAAGCCTCGCTAGTAGCCTCACCAGCGATATTGCCTTCAGCCCACTCGCTCGCAAGGAAACTTTCAATCACGGTAGACATCTCTTCCCAGAGATCAGGGCCGTTCTTCTTGAAGATCGCGAAGCGGGTGCGCTGCTTAATGGTCTGCTCAAAGTAAGTCATCGCCCGACGAGCGGCAATATACTTAAAGCTAAGATCCTGCGAAAGTGTGCGAGCACCGAACGCGAAGATCCCATTAGAAACTCCAGTTACATCAGGAAGCAGGCGAAGACAGTTAACGCCTGCTGGATTAAGGCTGCCTTGGTTTGCATCAGTGAGATCTCGCTCAAGGCCAAGAAGGCCGTTAAGACGACCTCGTGTGCCTACACCCGCTGGAGAGGCCGAGATGCCTCCGTCTCGTCCCGGAAGAGATGCGACGCGGGCATAAAGACCCGCGATGTGACCACAGGGAGGCACAAAAAGACTAGCGTTCTGCTGTAGACGAGCAGGATCTTTAATCTTAACGCGAGGGTAGTAAAGTGCTCCCCAGTAAGAATCAAGGCCAAGATCGTCATTCCGATAGGAGAGGATCTCCGCAGGAGTCTTCCCAGCAAGAGGATCAAGAATAGCGAAAAGATCCATCCGAGTTTTCGCATACTCAAGCATCGACGCATGGATCTGAGCCTCATTGTTCAAGAAGCGTGATCCCAAAGGAGCGCAGAGAAGGTTAACCCGAGTATTCGTGTTGAGCGCTTCGAGGCCATAGCCTTCGGTTGTGTCACCCTTGAACATCTGTGGAGTAAAGGTAAGAGACTCGTCTGTCCCGCCTGCAAGAGGTATTGCGTTTGCTGGGATATCGACAACCTTAAGAGCATCAGCGACCGAGATCTTAATGAAGGCAGATCCAGTTTGGCTGTCGTTGATAAGAGTCTCTGCCGAGAAGACGCTGTTTGCCCCAAGAGAAACCTTCTCCCAAGTCTCAAGAACAGCGTTGCTTGGACCGTCGATCACGCTGATCGTATAGTCCATGCTCTTAATAGTCGCATTTGCTGCCTGATAAGCGTTGGTCAACGCAGTCTCAAGAAAAAGTGTGTGGGTATAAGCTCCAGCAGCGCTCTGGGAAACGTCAATCCGCTCTACGATGACAGTCTCAGTATCGGCGCCGTCCGTAAGCTGAACCACGCCGCCTGCGTGGAAACCCGTCGAGCTAGAGACGACAACCGAACTAGCGCCCAGAGTCCCACCTTGAGGAAGCGAATTGGCAGCAGAAAGGTCTGCGCGAGGATCAAGAGCGAGGCTGATCTGAAGATCGTTGCCCTTGAGACCCGTGGAATCTACACCCTTGTAGGCCGCGCTGATTGTGAAGACACCAGCATTTGCCGCATCCTCAAAGACAAAAGAGGCAGCATTACCACCAAGAACCTTAGTGTTTACATCATAAGCGGTAAGGCGAACGACATAAGCCTCAGATCCTCCGTTATCGAAGAAACCTCGAAGAGCATAATCGAGATTCTCGCCTTCGCGCTGTGCGCCAAAGACGCTCTGATAATCAGAGAAAGAAATGATGCGGATAGGAGTCTGGACAGGGCCGCGCTCCGTGAATCCAAGAAAAGCAGTCACACCAGTGCCTGCCGAAAGAACAGGAGCAATCTCAGGGATGATCTCATCAATGTAAATCCCTGGAGTATTGTAAACAGCCATTACGCCTTCTCCTTAGTTAGAGGTAAACCAGAAATCTGAATCGTCGAACCTGAATGTTCTGTGTAGCGTGCGTACTGCTGATTGAGCAGTTGTTGGCTGATTCTGTTCATTTATGGGCCTTAGTTGACCGTCAAAGGGCCTATTCTTTACCGAATAGCTTTCAAGTTCGACCTCTTCGACTCCATACTCTACAAGAGCGGTATCTTGATTGTCAATATCTGCGAGTACGCTATATGTCCAGACTTTGTGATAGATTCTGCGGTCATAATCGACCATATCCTCGCTACCGAAGCCCTCCCGAAATATCCAGTAGGTATCCGAGCCTACTGTGATGCCGTCACGAGGAGAAATACGGTTCTCAATACGGCGAACAAGATCTCTATCGTGAAGCGCATAAAGCGACCAAGAGTGAATCTCGTAGAAGAGCCTATACCAATGATGAGGTCTTATAGAGACGTACTGCGGAGGATTCACAGTGTTATCGATGGAGATGTCTTCTCTCGGAAGAGTGTGCTCCATGTCTTCTTGCCAAATCATGTCTGCAAAACGGATACCGATTGAAGGGAACGTCCGATCCTGCTCTTCAAGGTCTGGAGTATCAACGTAATATGGAACAACAAGATCTGCCCCACCATTGATGTCGGTGACAGTCACGCCCGAAAACAAAGCGAGAAGAGAAGTCTCAATATCCTTAAGTTTCGCGGCCATTGTTCTTCTCCAGTCGGTGAATCTCATCATTCAGGTAAAAGAGAGCTTTTTGAAGATCTTGTACCCGCTTGCTTGGGTCTTTATGACCAGCGCGAGCGATATACTTCAAGGCATTCCCGCTATTAAAGCCAAGCTTCCAAGCATGGATGACTTCTAAAACCTCATGGCCTGATTCTGCGTGGTAGTGGCTGGGGTGATTTACTGCGTCACTCATCAAAGCCCCTTATCCCTAATTAGCTTATCGATTTCTTTCTTTAGAATAATTCTAAGAGCAGGGAGCGTCTCTTTATACGCAAAGTCGATGACCTGCGGGTGGATTGGTCGCGGCCCATAGTCTGATGGATAGCCGCGAGAGCTTGGGCGATAAGTCGAGCCCTCTTCGATAGCCTTATGGACTGTAAATACAGAGCGCCGACCAGTCTTAGTCTTCTTGCCCTGATAATTATAGGTCAAGATGAAGCCTTGGACTTTATCCTTTTTCTTAGCCGCAATCGCATATCGAAAATGATAAGACATGAACCTTGGCTCAAAGCTGCCGTGTTGCTTCTTACCACCAACATAGGCTGGTGGGCCGCCGAGTCTTTGACTACCCTTCTCAGGCTTTGGGAGCACGTTGTTCCAATAAGCAGGACTCTTACGCTCAAGAAGACCTTCCATCGCTATAACGCTTTCGGCCCTATGCTTCCAGTGACGGTAAGCCTTCATGTCGAAGCGGGTCTTATACCTATCTCTTGAGCTAACGACTCCCATAATTGCCTCCTAGGCAGAAGACTTGAGCGCTTTTTGCCTCTGCTTATATGCTGCCCGAGCGCTCCGCTTTCTGCAAGCATCGCCACAATATTTACGGTTAGGTGCTTGTGGATTCTTACAAGGCTTATGCTCGCAGATCTTAACAGGCATCGACGCTGCTGGAAGCGCAATAGGCTCAGGAGCCTTAGCAATAGCGTCTTGATAAGACTGTCGCCCACAACAATCGGTCATGAAACATTCTGTGTAAGACGAGGGAAACTTGAATCCGTCTAGATTTCTAGTGCAAATCCAAGCACTTCCCTCATCAAGCCATTTTACCTTGCAGTTCAATTCATGCCTCCAGAGTTATTGAAAACTCTATCGATATTTATAATTGTCTTCGTACATGAAAGATATACCAAAGAGGCCCTTCACCGTCATCTCCGTGAGGAACCTTACTGTAGATTCGATACTCTACGCCGTAAATCTCTACAACATCCTTGGTACTCACAAGCGTAGAGGGATCTCTTAAAATCCGTGGATCGTTCACGTTCGGCTGGTAAGCCGCTAAGAGCTGATCGGGGCCTGTACATACCTGATACTCAGGGAGCGAAGCGTTCCCAATATCGCTAAGGACATCCTCAGTCTCGCCGTGACGGAGCAAGCACGTCACCTGAATAGGTGCGTCATATTGGCGAATCCGCTGTCTGTACGGCGCGGTAGCGGGAGCGGCAGAAGGTGAATAAGTCTTAAAAGTGATTGGCTGTCCAAACTTCTCGACAAACCGATTCACATTCGCTTTTAGCCTAGCCCTGCTTGTAGACATAGTGATCTCCTAGAGGATCACAACCTGAGAGCTTTGGCTGTATGATTCCATCCCATTGGTATTCTCTGCGTTCAGCCTATAATAATAGGTTCCCGCAGCAAGCCCTGTATCAATATGTAGTTTAGTCTGATTGTCCCAAGTCGTATAAACAACTTCAAAAGAAGAGAACCCAGCATCCGAAGATCGATGGATCTCATAAAGCTCAAGGAACTCACTTAGAACTGGTTCCCAAGAAATTGCGACATTGTTCCCAGAAACACTGGTGCTAATGTCTGGAGCGGTCAAAGGCCGATCATAAGCATACATTGTAGCCCGACCCGTCCTAAGACTCTTGCGTTGGATCACACCAACAACAATCGCCCCATCACCCTCAATATTCGAGAGATAGTCATCAAGAGCGTCGTGATACTCTTTCTCTAAATCAGCAGCTAAAGACCTCCAATATTTGGGGCCTTCGTATTGCATCTGCTGATTCATCTGGGAGAATCCTCCCGGCAAAACGACCTGTTGGGCCGCTAAGTCGGGCTTGTCATCTATATCCCCAGTTGTTCCTTCTGCTCCTCGGATTCGGCACATCTCAATCGTCGCACGAAGCTCCGCGAGATATTCAGCCCGAGCAGGCAGAGTCGCTATCGTATAGTCTTTATTTAGGGCGAAATTGAGGCGAGTAATGCCTCGATTGATACAGTCACTATAGATCGTATCTGAGTACAAAGGACGAGTCTCGGCAGGCTCGAACAAGGCATCATGGATTCGTCTCCGAATCCGTAAGATCATCGAGTTCAAGTCTGCCATATCATCACCCTTAGTATTCTTTCGCCTTACCGTTCCTAATAAGCCATGCGGCTACATTCCTGTCAAGCGTGTAGGTCTCCGCTTGAACAACATCAAAACTGATATTACCATAGCGCCCATTACACGTCTTTACCGCAACAATCTTGGTGAAGCGCTTATCAGTCGCGACACCCTTTTGTTTTGTAGGCTTAATGCTAGGAGCCTCGGCTTCTTGCTTTGGCTCCGCTGGAACAGGGTCGATAACCTGCTCTGCCTTGACCTCTTCCACAACAGGAGAGATCGTCGCTTCCTTAGAAGCAGAAGGAGCAACAGATGCCTTGCGGGATCGTCGTGCGACTTTCTTTTTCTGCTCGGTCATTTGTTGACTCCTTCTAGTCTAATTAAGCGGTGATGATGTGGCAGCCGTGATCTGGGTTGAGAACACCACATCCCCAGATTGCGTACCACGCGAGGCTATGCTCACGACCAAAGTCCTCAACGCCGTTATCACGAAGCTCGACAGGGAGGCTATCCGCAATCGCGTAGGTCTGATCTCCAAGCAAGGTTGCTCGGTAAAGATCTGCGGCAAGTCCGTTTGCTCCGACAGCTTCGTCAAGAGCAGCCTCATAGCCTGCATCATTAACGCCTGCTGCGCCGTTGCCCTGATTGGTAGAAGCGATGAAGATAACATCCTCATAACGACCAATCTCGCCGCGGAAGAGCGCACGATCTTGATCCTTGTAGATGTGTGCATTGATCCAGTCTTGATCACGACGAAGCGAGCTTGCCTGCTTTGGATGCAAGAAACAAACGTAGTAGTCGTTATTGAACTTTGGCGTGTTCGCGAGCTGGAGCTGGAGAACTGCCTCGTGAAGTGCGTCAACGTCGAAAATGTCTCCACCAGCGCCAGTCCCAACATCAGCGAGAGCATTCTGATTACCACCGAACTTCACATTAACGATATCCGTGGTAAGGGCATCTCGAATGTAAAGATCACGAGTAAGAGCGTAATCTCGGCCAAGAAGAATAGCCGCCTCACTCATAAGCTCGTCGAAAGAAAGCTGGAGAGCCTTCTCAGAAAGAGAAATCGCGTTCCCATACTCGGAAACGGTGATGCTCTTAACGCTAGATCCAATACCCTGCTTGGTGAGGGGATTGCCCTCCGTAAGCTCCGCGCCTCGGGTAAGATCGTTATAAGTGACAAACTTGACAGTCTGTCCCGGTGCAGCGCTGAGGTCGATGCGGCGATTTGCAAACGCCTCATACATCATCACGCCGCGTGCGTGATGGAGTGCCTCTACGCTGTAGACATCAAGAAAGGGATGGAGATCTGGGTTAACGCCTTGTGCGATAGCGGAAATATTACCTTGGGTTACGATACCACCAATAGCCATAATTTACCTCACTTTTAGGTACGGCCCGTCTGTTGACGAGCTTGAGCAAGAAGTTCATCTCGAAGTTTTTGAAAGTCTGCTGGGTTCATCTCAGCAAGCTTATATTTTTCCCGAGGATCGACAAGCTGTCGAGTAGTCTGCTGTGCAGGCTGGGGAGCGGGGCTTGGTCTTGGTAGCTGTGATTGCATATCAGCCCTTACCCGCTCTTCGGCTTTACGGAAGATAGCATCTTCTCGCTGCTTAGCAGTCGCGATTGCAGCATCAATCTCTGCCTCGGAAGAACCATTAACCAATTCGGTTAGAGTGATTCCAGACTCCGCGATCTTATTCGCCCTATATACCTTTAGCTCGGACTCTCTTACACGATTAGCTGCTTCTTCAGCAACACGAACAAGCTGTGCTTGGAGTTCTGCCTCACGAGTCTCCAGAACAGAAAGACGCTCTGCGACACGCTCTTCGGCACTAAGACTCTCAACACGCTTAACCTCAAGAGCTTCTTGTGCAGCGTTGCGCTCTTCAACGAGAACTTTCAACTGCTCAGACTGCTCCTTAAGCATACGCTCCGTCTCTGATCTAGAAGAGTCCATCTCAGAAAGACGAGAGTACAGCTTATCCTTCTCTTGCTGTCGAGCACTCTCAACAGCAGACGTAAGATCATCCCGCGAAAAGGTAGTTTGTGCCGTGTCTTGAGCTGGTGCTTCCTGAACTTCAGGAGCTTGTTGCTCGTTTTCTGTTACTGCGCTCATGGTATCCTTGTCTCCATTCTTTATTTAAGACGCTCGGTCTAAGATCTCTTAGCGAACGACAGAAACGCGAGGCATGGATCGCTCCATCCCAGCAGCTGCGTTCTCGATCATCTGTGCTCCTCCTGGAACTTGCGCCATCGTGCGAGTCCGAGGGGTTGCTGGAGCGGTCATGAGAACCTCGTCACCTCGCATTGAGCTAGGCATACCGTCCTCGGGAACACTTGGCGCGTTCTGCGCGTTAAGGCTTGGGCCTCGTGAAGCTGCCATAATAGACCTCTTTCTTTTGTTATGAGGGGAAGAACAGGACTATCCTATGGAGAGATTCAATACTCGTCAAGAGGATTAAACAAGTTTGTCTTTTAAAATCAATGCACTTTTCAGAAAGTCACATTCAGTATATACCCTAAGATATACACCGCACGCTCGTAGCTCGTTGCCTCTATCACAACGAAGTCTCTATCAGGGAATAACAAGTAATCTTCCTTGGTAGAAAGCCTTATATCGTAAGCAGTGATATCAAAATAAAACTTAGTCATCTCTTCCTCCTTCCGTGGTGCTCATCATAGCACTGGAGAAAGAAGAAAGAATAAAATGCCCTGCCCCCTCAGGCTTAGTGCAAGGGAGAAAAGAGAAGACAGGGCGAGAAAGTCTGATTGCGGCCGACTGTCACTCTCCTATGAGTGCGCCACCGACCCGCACGATTTAAGCTGCTTCTTCACACCGTGGACAATCAGAAAAGTCTGTTGTTTGGCGACCCAACAGCAGGCCCAAGAGCGAAAAGAAGGAAAAGACTCTTGCATAAAGACAAATGTAGTCCCTATGACCAGCGAAGATCCAGAAGATCACCGCAACCCAGAGCGTCTTCCGCACCTTCGGCGCGGGCTTATGATAAGAATCACTCCAGACTTAACTATATAATACAGAATCTTATTGCAGTTGTCAAGCGATTCTCAGACCTTATTTAAAGAATCTTAAAACGAAGCAACCTCAATGCTACACAAGCAGTTTGGGTGCGGTGGCGAGGGAATCTCATCAAGAGAGTAAAGACCACGACGATCAAGGCCAATATCGTCTGGTACGCTTCTGCCTGTTGAGTTGGCAAAGATCTCACAGATTTCAGACCCACCATAATCTCTGTGGCTGCTGGAGAGTCGCCAATACGCATAACGGACTCCTTCTGCTTTCATTGTCCGATAAGCCGCCTCATGCCTAGCAGATTGAGTCTGAGTACGCATAATCCGAGAGAGCCCCTTAGAAAGACATCTCCCAGACGAAGGAACATGGTGCGAACCATACAAGGAACCTCTTATACGGTTAAGCCTCTCACGAGAATAATCCAGAGAGATCCGCTTAGCAATATCGTGCTCTGCTCGAACAAGTGCTTGGCGTATATAGTCTCGCGAACGAAGTCCTATAGATCCACGAGCAGAAGATGTCTGCCTAATGAGCGAGTCAAAATCGAAACTAAGCGTATGGCCAAAGTCTTGGCGCATATCAAGAAGCAGCTCTTTGATTTCGCGGGAGCTTTCCTTTTCGATAACCGAGGTCACCCGATCCAAAAGAAGATCCTCTAAATCAGATAAGTTTTGCTGAAGGCTAAGCATAAGAGCTTGTTGTGCCTGCGGATCAAGAGTCTTATCGAAACGAGACGCAACAGGGACAAACAATCTTCTATGTATGTCGGCACGAGCACCCTGCATTTCTCGAAAGACAGATCGGATTGCCAAATCAGGACTTCTGGGAAGACCAGCAATCGAGGCTCTCTTAATATCAAGAGGTATAGATCGACCTCGGCTGTTATAAAAAAGCTGTGTGCCTTTAATAAGAAAAGCATCGCTCTTTACAGGTAGCTGCCTATAAACCCTTGATCTTGCAGCATCTTTCTGTGGGCGAAGCCGTCTAGCTTTGCGTGGGTTCCTCATAATGCTCCAAAATCGATGTAGTTTTCAGAAAGTCTACTCTGTCTCAGTAGCGCTATCTTGACCAGCAGAAACCTTCTCACTTTGAACATCTGGATTCGGTGTCACGCGGCTCTGTCCCAAATCAGGAGAATCAACCTGCGTATCGCCATAAATATTCTCGGACTCAATGGCTTCCAAAAGATCTGCCTTACGCTCTTCTTCAATACGCTTAATCTCTGATCGACTAAGGCCCAACAGCTCCATTTCTCGTCTACGAGAAGAGATACCAATACGAAGTCGAGCCTCTGCCCGATCAAGCTCAATGCTTTCATTCCTAGGAAGCGCTGGAGGAAAGACAATCTCTGTATTGGATAGACGAGAGATCGGCATCTTCATTTTCTTAACACGAGCGCTAAACGCCTCATCTGTCATCATAAGCATAGACAAGATCATCTCATTACAGACTTTGAGTCCTGCACTGAATGATCGGATCTTAGCCTTACGCAAATTGAGCATAGAACTATAGGCAAGAGATCCCGCCGTTGCACTCTGATACTGGTGCGTCGGAGAGATAACCTGCTCTGGGACTCCAGCGACTTCAAAGAGCGTCGAACGAATCCGAGTAAAATAATCAAGG